CTACTATAACATTTGAGCAAGAGCCTGTAAACACGGCAGACAAAGTGCCTGTAATAACCAATTGGAATCCAATGATAGGTTATATGCTATACTATAACGATATAAGTGGTTTATTTTATTTTAGATTAGTATTAGAAGTTAGATTAGATGGTTCTACAGGAACATTAATTGCAAAAATAAAACAAAGAAGAAATGGATATGGTCCAGATAATAATGGCGCAACACAAAGAGCAAGAGCATTTTTTGATTTAAGAAGTATCGTTAACAGTCAATTAGTTAATACAGTAGAAGATCAAAATCAAACAGGAATACCATTTGAACCAATACATAGATTAGGCGCAAATACAGGTATGACAAATAAGATTTTTAGTGTTAACGGAGATAGCAGA